CCTTGAACGCAAGTACATTATTTTTAGTTCTCGTGTCCATGCCTTTTTTGTCTTTCATCCTTGGGACAATACCCTGCATTTCACACAGTCTGACAGTATCCTGTCCCATAAGAGTAGCGTCGTGATGATCTTTGGCTGTTAATTTAAAGTGCATTTTCGGACATTCCTCTGGTTTAGCTTTATCTAAAAAGCCGTGATTTATAACGTTACCGTGTTTATCCAAATAAGTAGTCCACTCATTCTGCATACTCTCCCTCTTCTTCCTCTAGTTCCTCGTGAAAAGCCTCTATCTTTTTGATTAGTTTGTCCTCAAATCTGTCTAGTATTTCTTCAGATGATATTTGCAAGGCTTCCAGAAGATCGTCAGGATCATATAACCTCAACAGCCGTTCCTTAATTTCTTCTAGTGTCAGAGACATAACTAACCAACTCCTTAAGCGTATCTATATTATACCATAAAATCTCGTGCTTGTCACACCATTCTGCCATAGTAAGTTTGGTACTTTTACTCACTTTCTGATTTGGCTTCATCAGTACAAATATGAGTTCTTGCGTCTCTGGGAGACACTGAGAGATCGCTCTATACTTCTGCGTGTCTCCTGCTCTAAAATATCCTTTGCACTCAATGAGGTACGTTCGTCCGTTGAGTTCGTACACAAAGTCTGGTGTGTACTTCCGTTCGATCCTGTACGGGACTTGGAACGGTTCGTAGCTAAAGCCAAATGGTTGTAACTGCGTTGCGACATCTCTCTCAAACTCCGACCTAAAGTTACCCAGCTTGGATTTCCGTGACCTTCGGCTCATTGACCACCTCTGTTAAATATCTTGGACCACTTGAGTAGATGAAGGTTCTTACTTCGGGCCAACAGGTAAACTTGTAGGGACAGTAAGAACAACCGACTGCGAGCTTTCTGTTTCCACTTTTGCCATCTGGTACGGTTTCGTGGCAAACTTCTGGCGGCTCCGGTTGCTCCACTAACTTTTTTACACGTTTGATGTGCTCCTCTATGTCGTAGCCAATCTTTTCGTGAACGGGAGCCTGTGTGTCCTCAGAGTCGTACATGAGGTACGTCAGGTGTCCGTTCTGTTTGTCCATCGCTAGCCAACCAAACTTGGTTTCACCTTCCGAATGGGCATACCCTTTAATTTGAGCAACGTATCCAAACGGGTCATCATAAGCCAAACTTCCGTCCTTGAATTTTTTAAACCCAAAAGACGAGACAGACTTAATATCTGTGACAACACCGTCAATTTTACAATCCATAGAGCCTGTAATGCCCTGAACCTCACACTTCTTCTGTTCATCGGTCACCTCGTGTCCTGATAGTCTAGTTAAAAACAAGAGCATCTCTTCTATCAGATGCCCGTACATAAACTTGACGTAGGTGTTAGGCGTCATCTCCTCTTCTACGTCAGAGTTGTTCACTACGTTCCAGAGGTAACGGTCATCACGCCCGATGTTAGACATACGTAGCTTGCGTCCGTCACGCTTCTCTGTGAACAGGTTTGCCATGAGTCGCTTGCAGTTCTCACCAAAGCGGTCAATCTCATCGTACAGGTCAACGTCCTCTGGTACTTCTTTGGTAGACACTACCTTGTAAATGTCGTCTACCAGTGAGTAAAGTTTGTTCATTTTGACTCCTCTAAGTATTCTATGGCCCGTTCCAACATATTTATGTCATCATCAAAGCCTCCCAAAGACCTGTTACATTTGTGACACAGCCACCCCCTGAAGGTTTCTTTTTCGTGGCAGTGGTCTAAAACCCACGATCCGTTCTTGGTGTTCCCTCTGCCCTTGACATCTTCCTCTGTGCCTAAGCATATCGGACAGGTGTATCCTTCTTCTGGCATACCGTGTTTTTTCTTTAGCCTGTCTCTGACCTTGCTAAGTTCGTTGTTACACTTTTTACACTCTGGTCTGAGATAGTTTCCTCCTGAGTGGCGAGAAAAGTGTTGTAGTGAGAGCTTTTGTTTGCACTTGCTACATTCCTTGATTCCGTCACCTAAATCATAGTGGTCATCTTCTAGGCACAGGTCCATCTGCTCCATCAGTGTGTCTCCGACCACGTTGATCCGACTTTGTACTCTCCGTCAAGGGGGCATCTGAGGTCAAACGATATGCCAGCCGCCTTGATGCACTCAACTGCGAGCCAGCCAAACTTCTCTGCTTGTTCTGTAGCCACCTCCGATTGTATCTCATCGTGTATGTTCCCTATAAACTTGTAGTCAATGTTGTGTTGTGTTGCGTAGTCATCAAGCAAGACCAAAGCCTTCTTCATAATGATTGCACCGGCAGACTGCAAGAGCGTGTTCAGTGCACTATGTTCTGATCTGACCCAGAGTTTCCGTCCGTCCAATCCGACGAGGTATCCTTTCCTAGAAGCAGATCCAACTCGTTCTCGTAGAGTTTCAAGAGAAGGTGTATTTCGTAGAAAGCGTGTCCTAAGCGCATTGCCATCTTTTGCCGTTCCTCCGACGATGCTTCCAATCTTTGCGTCTCCTGCCCCGTAGAGGAAAGCATAGATGAAAGTCTTAGCTTGAGGTCGTGTTGCAAGCCCTGAAGCAAGCTGATTTCTGGTGTGAATGTCGTCTCTAAGCAAGACATCTGTAAACTCCTCGTCGCCCATGTAGTGAGCGAGCATCCGTAGTTCTAGTCCACTAGCGTCAACGCCCACTAGCTTGCGTCCCTCTGGTACTATCCAGCAGTCACGACACTCCTTGCCAAACTCAGAGTTAACTGATGGAACCTGTGCCATGTTTGGGTTCTGGTGAGTCATACGTCCGGTTACAGCACCGTTAGTAGTGACCCTTCCGTGTACCCTCCCGTCGTCCTGTACGTGATCTAGCCACGAGTTGACTTGAGCGTACCGCTTCTGGAGTAAGAGGTATTCCAGTACTTGTTTCGCTTCGGGAACATGATGATTCTCTTTAAGCGTCTTCTCGTCAACAACCGGTTTGCCCGTCGCAGTGAGTTCCGTCCATATCGCACCCTTAGCTGTAAGCCTGTCGGCCACTTGTTGTCGTGAACCCACGTTGAATACAGTGACCTTATCCTTAAGTCGTTTACCAGTTTTCTCTGAGTATCGCTCCTCAACAATCGGCGGGAAAATCGCCTGTAGATCCTCTTCAATAACATTCATTCTCTCCTTAAACTTTGCACACAGTATGTGGCACAGTCGCTGATCCAGTAGCCAGCCGTTGCGCTCCTGTTGCTGTATGACCCACTGCACCTGATGCTCCAGATCAATACTGTCCTGAGAGAACCCGTTTAACTCCACCTGTAGCCGCTTATACACCGCTTCAGTCAACTCTGTATCACGTATACAGTAGTCAATCATCGCTGGTGTAAGCTGTGACCAATCGTTGTGATCGCCCTTTGGGAAGCCTAGTGTGTTACCCCAATTCCGCAGAGAGTGACCACCAGACCGGCTGGGGTCTGCTAGCCTAGAAAGAACGAGTGTATCAACGATGCGGTCCCTGTCAAAACTAACATTCCACAAGCGACCCAGAACAGGTAAGTCGAAACCGATTCCATTGTGGAAAACCCAACTTGCGTCCGGGCGATCCGATACATACGTTTTGAAATCTTGTTCATTGCATATTACCTCCGATACTCCGTTGTTGCGGCACACGGCACACCAGATAGTTGTGGCGTCCAGACCGTCAGTTTCAATGTCACAAAAGACTAGGTTCAAAACTCTGTCTCCGGTGGATTAGGGTTAGCACACTCGTGTATGCGTCCGGTAAACTTGTCGTACCGTAGCCAACACGCTGGTCCTGTCTCTCCTGCGTAACGGTTCTTGAGAATCCTGACGCACGTAGTGTTCCTTACGTCCTCGTCCTCGTGTTGCTGGTTACGCTCCATGCCGATCACGATGTCTGACAACTGTGCTATGGACTGTGATCCCCTGAGATCCTGTAGGCTGATCCTGCCTCCGTCCTCGTGTGCAGTCCCAGAGGTACGCTTCAGATGTGACACGAGGAAAAGTGTAATCCCCGTCTCTGCCACCAGTGTGCGTAGCTTGGTCATAATCTCGTCAATGGCTTTCCGTTCATCTCCGTTCTCTTGAGAAGAAACGACGATGGACAGGTGATCGAGGATGATGTACCGGCAGTCGCAAGCCTTTGCCATGTGCCTGACTCGTGATAGTAACTCATCCGCTGACGTTGACCCCCAGTGATCAAAAAGGTAGTACCTTCCAGATCCCATCGTTGCTTCCCAATGCGGTCTAAGCTGATCAACAGGCGTGTCTTCCTCCAAGTGTAGCCGCCTAGATGATGCCACCGACATAATTCCCAAAGCTGTCGTTGCAACGTCCTCCTCCAGTGCAAGTACACCGATGTTGGCGTCTGTGCGTTGGAGCAAGTCGTACTCAAGTTCTCTGATAAACTGTGATTTTCCCATGCCACTACCGCTGGTGATAGTGACCAGTTCATACGGTCTGTGTCCTCTCGTGATTTCATTGAGTCCTTCCCACGGGTACGGGATACTCTGGACCTGTCTCTTGTTTACCAGTGCGTCCCATGTGTCCGTCCCTGCGACAATACCATCAGGCCGGTACACCTTTGCGTCCCACCAAGCCTGTGTAAACTCCTGCACCCTGTTAGCCGTCAGCATATCGCTGGCGTCCTTCATGGGCAGTTTGCATATCTTCAGCTTGTTAGGACTGAACAGGTGCTTGACCTGATCTACTGCTATGTCTCCTGCTTTGTCCTGATCAAAACAGATTACTACGTTGTCGTAGCCCTCCAACCACTCTAGGTTCTGCTTGATCTCTCTTGCGGCACCGCTAGCGCCTGACCGTAGGCTCACTACGTCGTACTTCTGTCCGAACATCTCGTAGACAGCCATAGCGTCTAGCTCGCCCTCAGTGATCGTGATGTACTTACCGGACCCACGGCACTGCTTCTGACCAAACAAACCAACGTTGGTCATGTTACCTGAACACACAAACTGTTTGTTGCTTACGAACCTCTGCTTTGCCCCCACCAGTTCACCCGTGTCTCTGTCGTAGTACGGGTAGTAGTGGGTAGCAATCTTGCCGTCCGGTGCGTAGTCAACCGTTACTTGGTACTTCTGTGCTGTACGCTGTGAGAGCCTTCTGTCGCTTATCTCAGCAACAACACCACTCATGCGTAGGTTAGATACGGGTTGCACAGAATCCATCTCCTGAAGCGCTCCTGTCCCTGATACGTGGTAACCACAGTTAGGGGTGAAACAGTGACGGCCACCGTCTGAGTAGACCGCCACGTTGTCCCTACTTCCACACTTAGGACACTCCTCTTTGTGTGAGAAAGTAGGTTTCACTTTAGAAGTCTGCCGCTTCAGCAGATACTTCCGCTTCCTCTAGCACCTTTACAGCCTCCAGATACACTGGAGTACCGTGTACAGGGTGCGCTGGACCCGTCTTAAACTTCAGACGTACACGGGAGTTGTACGGAACCTCCCCGTTGTACCGGTCACCTTCGGAATTGTACATATTGATGGCGTACTTGGACTTAAACTTACGCTGTTTAGCGCCCTCGTACTCCTTGATCTTGACGCCCTGTGCCGCTAGTGTAGCCGCATCATCGTCAGACATGGTGATGGTCATGCTGAACGTGCCAGTGTCCTGACCGTTGAACACATCGTGCTGGGTGACGTTTGAGAAGTTCACCGTTCCTTCAATAACTTGACTTGACATAATGAGATAATCCTCGTTGTTAACATTAACTGTACCCGAAGGTACACCTATAGTATCTCACGTTTAGGGCCGTGAGTCAACCCTTCATTACCTCCTTGAGAACTATTACCATTCTCTCTAGTTGTTCTAGTGTCAGGTCTGATTTACACATATTGGCTTTTTTACTTATAACCCAGACGTTATCTTTCGTATACCCCTTATAACTATTAATTCTATCTAAAGATGGGCCGTTAGCGTCACCTCCTTTGCGGCCTACCTCCAGCTTAAGAGGAATACCCAGCACAGGGCATACGTCAGGTATAACTATATCTTCTAAGGAAAGGTCAAAATCTAGCCCCTTTCGTTTAGACGTGCTCTTGGCACTGCGTAAGATTCGTTCTTCCGGTGTAGCCTTATGATTCCTTGAGACCTGCTTTTGGTTATAACAAGATTTACAGTAGTTAAGATAGTACTTCCCTATCTTAGGATAATCCTTAGTAGCATCTTTAGTAGTATTACATACAGTACATACTTTAGTACTCATCTTTAGTACTCCTTAGAAATTCCTTAGTAGTACCTATATTATACCATATTTTCTTAAGAATGTCAAGAGATACTTTAGATTATTTTGTTATAACTAAAGTAGTCCTTAGTACTCCTTTATACTGCTTAAGATGTTATCATAGTTTTCCTGTAATGTCAAGATATCATCCTGTGTAATATTACCATCAATATCTATTGACTCCATGTTTTCTAGTTCCCAGTTTGCAGCAATAGATACTGTCAAA